CAGACAAGAAATTCCTTTACGCCTCCTACGCAAGCTCCCTGTCGATCAGGGATAGCGTTAAATGTCGTCGGTTGATTGACAGTAAGTGGTATCAAGACCACTTTGGGCATGTGTTTGACCTAACGTCAGATCAAAACCAAAAGCAACGCTTTGAGAATAATAAAAGTGGTGCGAGGATTGCCACGTCGGTTGACGGTGCGTTAACTGGTGAGGGTGGCGATATAATTATTATTGATGATCCACACAACGTCAGGGAAAGTGAATCTTCGCTTGTCAGGCAAGGTGTACTGGACTGGTGGGATCAGGCCATGCAAACTAGACTGAACGACCCCAAGACTGGTGCATTTATTATAATTATGCAGCGTGTACATGAAAATGACTTGACAGGCCATATTTTGGCAAATGAGATGGGGGATGAGTGGGATCACCTGATGTTACCAGCTCGATACGAGATAGGTCACCCAACGCCAAGCAAATCATCTCTAGGCTTTACAGATCCCAGAACTTCCGAGGGTGATTTGCTCTGGCCTGAACGTGTCGATGAAAAGACGTTGGGTAACTTGGAGAGGTCACTTGGAAGCTACGCAAGTGCTGGTCAGCTCCAGCAGAGACCTGCACCCAAGGGTGGCGGTATTTTAAAGGCTGAGTGGTGGGTTCCCTGGGAGAAACAAGACTTGCCAGACATTGAGTACGTTATTCAGTCTTGGGATACAGCGTTCAGCACAAAAGAATCCGCTGACTACTCAGCTCGAACAACTTGGGGTGTATTTAAGCACAAGGGATTGATGAGCGTCATTGTCTTGGAGATGTGGTACGATAGGGTCAGCTATCCTGACCTAAGACGAATTGCACAGGATGCTTACGAAGATTGGGAGCCTGACGCAGTGCTGATCGAGAAGAAGGCATCAGGTCAATCTCTACTGCAAGATTTGCGTATGGCTGGCATTCCAGTGCTTGAGTATTCCCCAGATCGAGACAAGCAAGCTAGGGCGCACGCAAGTTCCGCACTGCTAGAAGACGGAAGAATTTTCTTTCCTTCAGATAGAAAGTGGGCTAAGGATTTAATAGATATATGTTCGGCCTTCCCAGCAGGTGGCAATGACGACATTGTTGACACATGCACTCAGGCTTGGTTAAGGTTGAGAAAAGGTTGGTTTGTGACGCATTCTGACGATGAAGAATACGACGAGTACCCTGAGCAAAGAAGGATGACAATGTATGGCTAGGTCACCAACAGTTCCTACAGAATTAGCACCATTCGCTGAGGGAACGCCCCTCGATGATTTACAAGTTGAAGAGATTGATAACGACGAAGTTCTTATTGGCGATCCAGAAATGGATGTTATGCAAAATGAGGACAGTGATTTTGATTCAAACCTTGCGGAAGTTATTGACGACAATGAGCTGGCTCGAAAAGGTCAGACACTTATTTCATATTACGAGAATGACCGAGAGGCTCGATCCGAGTGGGAAGATCGATACAAGAAGGGTTTAAAGACATTAGATCCTGATGGTGGACTTGACGAGTCTGAAGAGGAGCGTGCGACACGCGGTTTGTCCACAGTTGTCCACCCAATGATAGCTGAAGCTGCAACTCAGTTTAACGCAAAGGCAATCGCAGAGCTATACCCAAGTGGCGGTCCTGTTAAGACTCTCATTGTGGGTGATCCCAATGAGGAGCTTGAGGAACAGGCTCGACGTGTTCGGGAATTTATGAATTACCAGATTACGCAGGAAATGCCAGAATACTTTCCTGACTTAGATCAGATGCTATTTCAATTGCCACTGGTTGGTCAGACTTTCAAGAAAGTTTGGTGGGATGCAAATATGGACAGGCAATGTTCCCAGTTTGTAAAAGCAGAAGACTTTGTTGTCGCCCCAGAGAGTAAGGATTTATATACCTCACCCCGATACACGCAAGTTATCCGAATGCCAAAGAACGACTACAATCGGTACGTTCAATCTGGCTACTACTTACCTGCTGAGTATCAGGGAGGTGATCCAGATCCATCAGGTGATGTAATTGGTGAGATCGAGGGTGTAGATCAGTTTGGCGATGACGCACAAGATAAAATGATGACGTTGCTTGAGATGCACGTCTACGATACTTTTAATGGGATCAATGACACTGACGAGGATGAAGATGAGGATACAGTCGTCGGGTTGCCCTACGTTGTCACGATTGACTATGACAGCGATACCATTGTCAGCATAAGACGTAACTGGCGTGAGGAGGATGAGCGAAAACTTCGACGTGACTGGTTTGTGTCTTACAAGTTTCTACCTGGCCTTGGCTTTTATGGATTTGGCTTATTTCACTTAATCGGTGGACTTGGCAAGGCGGCTACTGGGTCACTTCGTGCATTGCTAGATTCAGCAGCGTTCTCAAACATGCAAGGTGGCTTTAAGTTAAGAGGCCGTGTGAATGGCGGTGAACTGGAGGTTAACCCAGGCGAGTTTGTTGATTTAGATTCGACAGTTGACGACGTGAACAAGGCGATTATGCCACTGCCATTTAAGGAGCCAAGCCAGTCACTGTTTAACTTGCTTGGATTTATAGTTCAGGCTGGACAGCGATTTGCCAGCACAGCGGATTTAAATGTTGGGGATGTAAACCCTAATGCACCTGTGGGTTCGACAGTAGCACTTATTGAGCAAGGCTCTAAGGCTTTCTCCGCAATCCATAAGAGACTGCATTACGCGCAGGGGCAGGAGTTCAAACTGCTCGCTGATCTCAATGCCGAGAACCTGCCCGAGTCGTTTGCATTTGCGTTATCAGGCAGTAGCGAAGAAGTTTTTGCAGCAGACTTCAACGATCGTATCGATGTTATTCCTGTAAGCGACCCCAACATCTTTTCCACGTCACAGCGTATTGCACAGGCTCAAGCTATTTTGGAAATGGCGAAGGCGGCTCCACAGCTCCACGACATGTACGCAGCGTTTAAGAGAATGTACGAGGCGATACGAATACCAAATATTGATGAGATACTAAAGAAACCTGAAGAGGCTGTCATGCTTGACCCGATTGACGAGAATATGAGCGTCATGTACGGCAAGCCAATTCGAGCCTTTGTTGAGCAAGACCACGACTCGCACATTGCGGTTCACATGCAATTCATGCAAGATCCGACGTTGGCTGGCAACCCAGCGGCTCAACAGACAATGGGTCCGATACTACTTGCACATATTGCAGAGCATATTGCGTTACTTTACAGAATCCGCATGGAGGAAAGTGTGGGTGTTCAGTTGCCAGTATTGCCAGACTTTAGAAACCCAGAGTTTAAATTTGAGGATATTAATCCTGAAATGGATCGATTGATTAGCCAGAGAGCGGCTCAAGTTGTACAGGAAGCACCGCAGATGCAACCAATTCCTGCAATTCAACAGGCAATGCAACAGCAACAGGGTCAGCAAGGCAATCCGCTACAGTACGCACAGCAACTCGCACAACTTGAGACTGAGGCACTGAAGGCAAGGACACAGTCACAAATCGAGGCAGATCAGGCGAAGGCTCAGTCTTCAATTCAGATCAAACAGGCTGAGGCACAGCAGGATATGCAAATCGAGCAGATGAAGGCACAGCAGGACTTACAGGCTAAAATACAGAAGCTGGAGGCCGATTTACAACTTGAACGTGAGAAGAACGCCTCTAAGATACAATTAGAGCGTGAGAAGAACCAAGCAGAAATCCAGATGGAGGCTGTTAAGAATGTCACCGAATGATATTTTAGAATCCATCAGGCCGATTAATCCATCTGCATTTGGCATGACAAGAGAACAGGCAATGATGATACAGCAGGGTGGAACGCCTCCACAGGGAATGCCACAACCGCAAGGTGGTCAACCGCCAGGTGGATTGGACATGAACCAGTATTTGATGCAGAAGGTCGAAAATATTAAGAAGAGAATGGGTCAGGGCGACATGGGTGCGTTAAGTAGCGTCACCGCAGCGATGCCTAATCCACAGGCACAAGGAGCGTAATATGCCAGCAGGATATGGAGTAGGTGGATATGATGGTAGCGGCACTCAAGGCGGTATGGACAGTGGAATGAGTGCTGGTCAAGGCGAAGCACCAGAAAATGGTGGTGGTCTTTTCGGTACAGTAAAGAGTTTTGTTGATAAAGTATTTTCTGGAACAAATCAGAATACCCAAAAAACTCAAAGGACAGTTCCACCTAGCCAGAACTTTTTGCAAAAGAATGCAAACATACAAGCCTTGCTGGATAAAGACTACACAATAAGTAAGTCAGGCAATACTCTTTACGCACCTTATAATGAAAATTTAATTTCTGCCAGAGATCTTGCTGAAAACCAATTTTCAGGTATTCCCAACGAAATTGCATTTCGCAGTACAGCGGCTAGTATTAATCCTGAGACAGGTATGATGTTTAGCGGTGGCGTTAAAGGTGGCGCACTGGATAGGTTAACCAGCTCCATGATGACACCTCAAAGATTTCAACAAAATCAAGACAGGACAGATAAATACGCGGCACAAAGTAGAAACGCATTGAGAAGTCAAAAGGGAAAAGTTGGCTTAACAGCAGAGCAACGTGAAATTAATAGGCAAGAAAGTTTATTTAATTTAGATTTGGATGGTGATGGAAATATATTTACGTCAACAGATGATGATGGAGTTGTGTATGGAATGAGTAATAAAGCTATTTATGATCCCAGTTTACCTGAAGCCTATAGAGGTATTCCTAGCCGATACGCAACAGGTTTGCCCACAACAAACGCAGCTACAGGTGCATTGGGTAATGTTTATGGGGGTCAAAAAACATCAGATGACCGAATGCTTGCCAATGAAATAATGAGTTACGTTATGCCTGGGGCTGGTATTGTCAGGGGTGTGAATTACCTAAAAGATAGGTTTGGATCAAGGGCAGAGCCTGAAACAATTGATAGCTCAGGAGCGTTTAGTTCAATAGTTCCATCGGTAAGGCCGTATGGATCTGACTTTTTAAGCCTACCACAATCAGAAAAAAATAAATTTATGAGTGGCACAAACCCATACGCAGAAAAAGTTAAAGCTATTCCTATGGGTGAATATAATCCTCTTGTTGGCTACAGGCCAGACGGAAGTCCTGTCTACGCTCAAGACCCAGATGCATCTCAGTATCAAGGAGTTGGAATGCAATGAACTACAAAGGTAGCAATAAATTCGGAGTATTACCCCGACGCACAGTAATTGCAAACCAGCCACATATGTTGGCATATATTAATCCCCAAGAGGAAATGTTACTCCGTCAATTAGGTGGCACTGGGCAAGCTGGACCTATGGGTGTTCCTGCATACCCTCCAGGTGATGGTGGCTTTTCACCAGATGGTGGTGGCGGTTATGGCGGTGGCGGTGGCTTTGGAGGCTTTGGTGGAAGCGAAAGTCCTGGTGGCGGTGGCGGTGGTTATAATGATGCAGTTGCAGCAGCTCAACAACAGGCAGCGGCAAACGCAGCGGCAATGGCAGCGGCAGATGCGGCAATAGCAGGACAAATGGCAGCTGCTGCTCAAGAAGAAGCAAACGCAGCAGCAATGGCAGAAGCTGAAGCAGCAGCGGTAGCTATTCAAGATCCATCTGATATCCCAACAGTTACCACTTCTAATATCTCCGTACCTGAACCTGAACCTTACGCGATTGATATCCAAGACACTAATATTTACACATTAAATGAAGACGGAACATATAGTATTGAGGATGGTGAGCCAGATCCAAAACCTGATTTTGACCCAAATGAATATATTGGTGGTCCTGGAGATGGATCTGACAATGTAACAGCAACTAACACAGCAACACAGACAACAGATGCAAATGAATACTTTAATTTATTTAGGTCTACCGCGCCATCTAGTTGGCTTCGCAACTCTATATATAATGCCTACGGAACAGGTCCAGATTTTAATGTAGATGTCTATCAGGCGGCTGATGGCTCACTGAGATTTACAGAGACTGACCAGTTAGTTCCAGAGGAATATTTAAAATATATACCTTACGCAAAGAAAACTATGACAGATTCATCTGGAGAAGAGCTAGAGCAGGAAGAGGAAGCATAATGGCAGATCAAATAGAGGCAATCAACAGGGCGTTAGCCACGCAGACAGCAATTCCAATAGAGAATGATGTTAGCTTTGATGACTACATTAATCAAATGGACGACGACGAGCTTCGTATCTTAATAGATTCCATTGGTGTTGGTCAGGGAGACATGGGTCCAGATTTAGATAGTGAGCAAAATTACAATCTGTTAGAGCGAATATTGCAGACGATTGGCTTGGGTAGATCTGTAGATGAAACTAGGTTAATGGAAGGCTCCACACCTGAGCAAATACAGGAATATATGGGTGAGAGAATGCAAGACACACGAGGTGCATTAGGTGGAATAAAAAATACCATTATGGATGAAGTTAATAAAATGAAGTCACAAGGAGAGTAAAATGGCTGAAGTAAATGTAGAAAATATGGAAGAGAACGCAGAACTCTTCATGGAGAAAATGGGTTTTTCTCATGACTCTGACGGATTAGATATGAGTGACGATCAGCTCGTTAATTTCCTATTGCTCTGTCACCAAATGCAATATGACGTGGGTGATGAGTATGAAGAGGAAATGATGGAGGAAGACATGTCAGATGATCATGGCGACGGTGTTAAAGTCAAAGTCATGAAAGTTGGCGGTGGCGACGTTCACGAAATGATGAATGAGTTACTTGGAGGTTAAATGCCTGTAACAAAAGTCAAAGGCGGTTACAGGTGGGGTAAGTCTGGAAAGATTTACAAAACAAGAGCCGAGGCAGAACGCCAAGGCAGGGCGGTTTATGCCGCTGGGTATAAGTCAAAAAAGAAAAGGAAAGCGTAATGGATTGGATTAAAGGAAGATTAAAAGAGCCTTCAAGCTATGGAGCTGCGGCTGTCGTTGGTGTTGGTCTGGGCATTCTACTAACACTGCCAATATTAACTTGGGCAGGTATTATCTGCGCTATATTCGGATTGGTTCTTAAAGAAAAATCAAGCGAGTAAAGAATAATGGGTAAAGTTAAATTTGTCAAAGACGTATTGATGGATGCTGGTGGCGAGGTTGCAGATGAAGGTTTGCGATACTTAGATAATTCTTTTGGCGCGTTAAAAAATCTTTTAAATCGTTATTATTCAAATATGGCTAGAGGCAGCAAGCTAACTACGCGAGGCAAAGTTCAAGACACTGATTTAGGTCGCATGAAAGTTAATGTTGGCAGAGTTCCGTTGGAAGAAACAGGTAGAACAATTGTATCTCCCAAAAATGTTGTTGAGCCATTGCCACTTGACCTTGAAAAATTACTAGAAGAAGACGCAGTTGTCATCCCAACAATGTGGGATAGAAGTGATTTAGGTGTTTTAAAACGTGTTAATGAAGAGGATCTTGCTTTTGATGTGCCACTTGAGGCTGGTTACAAATATCCAACTACACTAGAAAACTTTGAATCTAATCGTTATGGAGCAAGCAATAAAAGCCCAGTAACAACTGTAATGAACGCTGCCAGAGAAGCATCTGGACAAGTCGTTGATAAGAAAACTGGAGAAATAATAAGAGAAGGTAGGCCAGTTTATGGTGTTTACACCAATATGGGTGGAGAAAGTAACGATTACTCAACAATGGTTTCAGATACCTTACTTGCTATGATGCCAAGTTCAAAAATGACAAAAAAATCAATTAAAGAATTTGATGAACTTATGTCAAAAGAAATAGAAGATTGGCCTGGTCTTAAAAACATTCAAGATAACCCATCTAGGATAGAAGAAGTTCGTGCTTTTTTGAATAGACCAGAAGGTGGTAATGATAGAAAAATATTTGTTAAAACAATGGAAACTGCAAAATGGAATGATAAAGGTTTTCCAGATGTTGTTTCGGCAAGAGCTGCTACGTCAGTGCAAGATATGTTTGGTATGGGAACTGGAGATGCTACTGGACGTATAATTGGTCAGATTGACTACAATGCCCTACCAACAAATGTCACTCAGCATAGCACATACCCTGTATCTATACCTCGCGTAGCTGGAACTCCTTTGTATAGAACTGCTGACGAATCTGGTGCATTTGTAGATATACCTAGAGACTTATTATTGCCAGATTATTTAAAAACAAGAAGATTAAACAATAGCCCACAGGTCAGTGACACAAGGGCTATTACAATGTCTGTTCCATCTCAAGATGTAACACCAAAATTTGTTGATGATATACTTATGGAAATAAGAGAAAGGACAAGACGTGGCTACCCATATAATCGCTAACCGCCATCAGGATCTGGAAACTCTTTCCTGTCTATATCAAGAGAGTTACAAACAAAACGATCTAGATCGTCTATTTGTTTTTCTTGATCAGCAGTTAAATTTCCACTTTTGTCTGAGTTTCTGTGAATATCTTCAGATAATTTCCAAAGTCTATCCCAAACAATCATTCGTATCGTATGTGAATCTTGCATTTTTATCTCCCTTAATAAGAGTTGTATCATACATGTTTTTGCTAGTAAAGGGAAGTAAATAATTATGCCTGTCAAAAAGAAAGCAAAGAGAGATGCGTGTTACAAGAAGGTAAAAGCTCGATACACCAGAAATGGTGGAACGTGGCCTAGTGCGTATGGATCTGGCGCACTT